CCATTCCTCCACCAAGACCCATTCCACCTCCAGCATCAGCACCTCCACCGCCTTGTTCAGCATTTGGATTCGCATTAGGAACCCAACCTGGTTTTCTAAATTTACGATCTAACTCAGAGAAAATTCCTGTTTCAGTATATTCATCTGCTGCCCCTTCAATTTCAAAGAACATTCTACGTTCAATTTTCTTTTGTCTAAGAATTTTTAAAATTTCTTGTTCTGAAAATCCCATAATATTTTGCATTGCCCAAGTATAAGAAACTGGAGAAGTAGCATCAGGAGTAAACATTGCTTGAAAAACTTCAAGTCTAGCCTTCATTGTTTCAAGCTTCAAAAGCTCTTGTTGTGTAGAAGGATTTGTTAATGTAATTTGGAAATTATCCATATCATCTTCAAATCCCAAGAAAAGCAAGTGAATGTTTGCAACACGTCTTAGTTCCATAACCAAAAACTGTTGTAATCTATTTATTGTTCTTGAAAATCTAAGATCAGCCTGTGACAAAGCTGAACCACCAGGAATGGTTTCAGCATAATTTAAATACGGCTTAGGAACTTTTAATGCAGCAAATAATTTATTTTGTAAATATTCAATATCCTGAATTTCTCCTAAATTGCTCGCACCTGGAAGAGTTTCAATACGAGAAGATTTATCACCCCTTACTGGTAAAAAATAATCTTCCTCATAAGTAATAGGACTATATTTCAAATTAATATTACCTGTTTGAGGATTCACCATTGGTGCTTTTTTAATTTGAGCTTTTGCTTGTTCCATAAATTGTCCAACATCAGCCGGATCAATATTACCCACCTCAATATAATAAACACGTCTTTCTGGGGCACGAACACAACGATAAACAAGCATCGCATCTTCTGCTAACTGTAATTGTTTCCAAAGTTTTCTTGCTGGCTCCAAAACAGACCTGCCATAAGGCAATCTATTACTATCAGACATCAATCTAAAATGTGCTACTTGCCACTCTTCAAAAAATAAATTATTTACATCCCACTTAAATTGAAATGAACCAGTTGGTCCATTCAAAGTTTCTTCACGATGAACTTCTGCAACAGGCATTTGTATAACATCATAAATACCTATTTTTTGATCTATTTCTAATTTTAGAAACATATCACCATATTTTAAAAGTTCTCTTGCCCAAAATCCAAGATTAAAATTTACATTCATTGTTCTATAAAACAAATCATGTAAAACTTTTTTTACTCTGGAATTTTCACTGTAAATTCCTAAAATTTCTCCTCTTTCATTTTTTGTTACACATTCATCAGCTAAAATATCAAGTGCAGCTGAAACCTCTGGAGACTGATCCATAGCACGATAATCATTATATGCTGTAAATCTATCTGCCTCATAATAAAGTGAGCGAGAATATAAATCTTTTGCAATCTTTTCAGATTGTATATTTAAAAATTCTTGTTGTCTATCCTGTTTTGAATAAAAAGGATTATTCATTTTGGCAGGTTCATTTATTAATAAACCTTTACCTTGTTCGTCTGATGGTTTTCTTCTTCTAAAAGCACGTACTACGTCTGAAAAAACACTATCATCATTTTGTTGTTCTGCCATGTTAACTTATTTATTACAAATTAATTATACTATTATTTTAAAGTAAATCTTTAACCCCTTATGGGACCATAAAGCCAATCAAGGTCACTATTACCACTTTGACGACTTTTATCGACAGTTGGTTCAGTATTTGTTGGCATTCCATTGTTCCTTGAAACATAACTAAATGAATCAAGCATTGCTTTAATAAATTCTTTACTTTTAAAAACATTATCAAATTCAGTATCTCTAATCAAAAGGCCAATTGCTAAAGCCATAATAAGATCGTCATGATAACCCTTTGAGTGTTCAGCTTTATCACTTTCGTTATACACAAAAGTTCTAAATTCTGATAGCAATTTTTTTGAATTTATTTTTATTTGACCATCACGCATATACTTTGTAAGTGCGTTCATAAGTAATGGTCTTGTTTTTGGAGTAGTTTGAAAACCTGGAATATCTTCGTTTGCATCTACATATTCTACTCCGGCATGTCTCACATAAATTTTTCTAATAGACTTACTATGATAAATTCTATCTAATGGATATTGTAAGTATTTTTTAAGAGTAAGTGTTGTAGCAATACCTTGATTATTACCTTCAACAACAACAAATCCATTATTATATGATTTACCAACTGCAAAAATTATTTCCGCAAAAATATCTGGCTTAACTTTACCTTGATATTCTGCCACTTGAACTAGATTATCAGCATCTAAAACTTGAATTGTAGAATAGTCAGCCCCATATCCACCAGCAACGTCTGCTGAAATTATATAGTTTCCTTTTTCTCTTGGCATTTCCCAAACCGGGAAAACACCCTCTCTTTTTACAAACTTATCTCCGGTTTCTTTAAAATCAAAATAACAAACAGGTTTTACTTTTCTTGAATCAATGTCTTTTTCATATCTATCAATAATATGACCGTCAATTACAACAGAGGCTGAACCTTCGAATGATAAGTCAAACTCTTGGGCAATTTTTATTCTATCCCATTTAAATTTCTCACATTGTTTTTCATACCAAGGACTTGTAATATATTTTTGCCCCCATTCATTTTCTGCTTCACTTGAATCAATTGCATAAAAAGGATGTTGTGTCCAATGTATTTTAGATCTTACAAAATCATTTTCTCCTTTTTCTGAACCTGTCCAAATACTATGATATAAATTACCAGTTCCAAAAGGAGTAGAAATCATAACACATTTTGCATCCTTAGAAGATAATGCTACACCAGCGGCCATCCAAATTTCATCAGCATTTTCAATAAATGCAGTCTCATCCAAAACCAACAAAGTCAATGTTTCTCCACGACCTGCGTTTTTACCTGATGCAACTGCTTTACAAAAACTACCATTTGATAAAACAATTTGTTGTGTATTATTTGTAAGAATAGAATCAGGCAATAAAAATGCCGGCAAATAATCTAAAAATTGTTTTACAGAAGCAAGGAATCGTCGAGCACCATTACCATCATTAGCAACAATTAAAATCCTTTCATTTTCATTAAACAACAATTTCCAACAAACATATCCAGATGTAACAACAGATAATCCCATTTGTCTGGATTTTAAAACTATATTGTTCTTATGATTTTGAAAATTTCTTAATACATCTTCTTGAAAATCAAATAAAGTAAGCTTTCCAATTGTATTTTTTGTAATATCAAATACATACCCATAATTATTCATAAAATAAACAGGGTCTTTAGCACATTTGATAAATTCAATTTTTTCTTGTAATGTCATGTTAACCTATAAATAGCCTGTAAATTGGCAAATTCTGGCTGAAAATGGGGTTCGTCCACTTTTCTCCTTATTTTTCATAAAGGAAATAAGCAAAAAAATTAAATGACACTCCAAAGGTGTCATCTATAATTTTAATTGAATTAACTGTGCATCCAGTCATAGACATTATTGATTTTTGTTCAGAAGAATTTAAGTCAATAAAATCTATTTCTGCACCACCTGTAAATTTCGTAGCTCCATTTTTAAAACGCTCTAACCATTTTAAAAATGTTTCCGAATGATCTTCATCTAAAAAATCAAAAATTTCAATTTCAAATGGTTCAAAAACCATTTCATAAACATTTCCATCAGTTGATTCCATTTCGCAAACAACTAAAGGAATATTCTGATCTTCTCTAATCATTTTTATTCTAACAAGTAATAATGATTCTTTTTTTGCTTTTGCTAATTTAAATTTCATAGCAAACAAACCTTTATTCTTACTATACTTTTCAAAAAGTACTTTTCGTGTATAAACAGTTTTCATGTACTCGTTGATCATAATATTAAAATAAAAAAGCCCTATTAATAAATAGGGCTTAAATCAAAAAAATATACATTTTTATTTTTCAAACCAATGTGACGTATATGAATATACCCATGTTTGAGTAGCTGGCATAGCAACTTGAGTTCTTAATACCAATCCATCACCTGGTCTTAAAACAATTGGTTGTGTTGGTTCAATAATCCATTCATAATACATATTTCCAGCACCTATAAATAATGGAACTAATGAACTAGCAACAACATTACCAAATACTACTGAAGTAACCGTTAAAGCAGCATTACTATCTCTTATATCTGTCATATCAGAACCGCTTCCCATACCTTCTGCTTGTCTATTAACAGTACGAGCAGTGCCACCAGTAGGAGTAGCAGTTGTAAATCTTTGAAGCCCTATTGTTCCAGCAACAAGAGCAGCTGTACCGACAGTTGCAGCTGCAATTACAACTCTAAAACGAGTAACATAAGCAACTCTTGTTGAAGCTGCAGAAAATCTCATTGACATTAAAGAAGTATTGGCAGCTAAAGATGCTGCTACTACAGCACTAGTTTGTCCTGCTACTGTATAAAAACCACCAGCAGTAGGCCAAGTTGGTGTTCCCATTGAAACAATTAAATTATTATTTGAATCAACATCAGCAATGTTTCCACCAGTAGAATCAAGTCCTTTTATTTGTATTGCCATTTTATTTTATAATTAAATATTTTATTTTTTATTTTTCATACCAATGAACTGTATATGAATACATCCATGTTTGCGTTGCTGGACAAGCAACTTGTGTTCTAACCGCTAAACCATCAGTTGGATTTAGCACAATAGGACATGGTGGTTCAATTATCCACTCATAAGCACTTGTTCCGCCTGAAATAAACAGAGGTACAATAGAAGATGATATAACCGTACCAAAAACTACGTTTGTTACAGTTAATGCAGCATTACTATCTCTTATATCTGTAATATCAGAACCTGAACCATAACCCTGATCTAATCTATTTGGAACACGAGCAGTTCCACCAGTTGGTGTTGCCATACTAAATCTTTGTAATCCTAATGTTCCAGGAACCAAAGCAGAAGTTCCAACTGTTGCAGGTGCAATAACAAATCTAAAACGAGTAATATATGCTTTCCTAATAGAATTCACAGCCATTCTCATTGTTACTATAGAAGAGTTAGCTCCTAAAGAAGCAGCAACAACAGCACTAGTTTGTCCTGCTACTGTATAAAAACCTCCAACAGTAGGTGAAACAGGTTCTCCTACTGAAACTTTAAGTTGATTTTCTGTATCTACATCAACTAAATTTCCACCATTTGATGATAAACCACGTATTTGCATATTTTATTTTTTATTTTTCATACCAGTGAACTGTATATGAATACATCCATGTTTGCGTTGCTGCCATAGCAACCAGAGTTCTCAATGCCAACCCCTCTCCTGCGTTTAATATTAATGGTGATGGCGGTTCAACTACCCATTCCCAAAAACAATTTCCATTACTAATAAAAACAGGGACTAAACAACTTGAAAAAACAGTACCAAAAACTACGTTTGTTACAGTTAGTGCAGCATTATTATCTCTTATGTCAGTCATATTAGTTGTTGTACCTGAACCTTCAAACATCCTATTAGCAGTTCGTGCAGTTCCACCGGATGGAGTTGCAAAATGAAATCTTTGTAAACCCAATGTTCCAGCCACACCAGCGGATGCTCCCAATGTAGATGGAGTTAATAATACTCTAACCCTTGTAATATAAGCCCTCCTTGTTGAAGTTGGTGAAAATCTCATTGACACCAAAGAAGAGTTAGCTGCTAAAGCAGCAGCCACAACAGCACTAGTTTGTCCAGCAACAGTATAATAACCACCACTTAAAGGACAAGAATTAATTCCTGGAACAATTAATAAATTATCATTCGAATCAACCTCTGCTATATTACTACCAGAACCACTTAAACCTATAATTTGATTTGCCATTTAAAATAGTTATTTTTCTTGCCAATAAATAGTATAAGAATATTGCCATGTTTGTGTTGCAGGCATAGCAACTTGACTTGTTAATGACACTCCTTCACCAGGTCTTAAAACAAGAGGTTGTGGCGGCTCAAAAATCCATTCAGAAAACCATCCACCGCTTGTAATAGCTATGGGAACAATGCATGATGCTACAACATTACCAAAAACAACAGAAGTAACAGTTAATGCTGCATTACTATCTCGTATATCAAGCATAGAAGACGATGTAGATAATAATTCATCCATTTCATTAATATTGGCAGTACGGGAAGTTCCACCAGAAGGAGTTGCTGCTGAAAATCTTTGTAAACCCATTGTGCCGGCAACTAAAGTAGAAGTTCCACCTGTTGATACTACAAATACAACTCTTAC